TAGCGGTAGTCGTTGGGTAATTTTATAAGGATTAATTATGAGTTATGGATCAGGTTTAATGGATGTAGTTCAGTCAAGTACGACTGGAGTTGCTCCTCAGTTTAATGATGGGTCAGGGGCTCAAATTGGTACGCTTTGCAGGGCTTGGGTAAATTTTAATTCTTCAAGCGGATCATCTTGTGTTGTTAGAGCATCTTTTAATGTTAGTAGTGTTACCTACAATGCAACTGGAGATTACACAGTCAATTTTACAAATGCTATGCCTGATATAAATTATTCAACAAATTTGTCAGGAAATGGTGCTTACGGAGTTGATAGATCAGCTCATCCATCTTTATACGAAAATATTTCAGCAGCAACAGAATCTGCCCCAACAACAACATCATGTAAAGTTGGATTTGCAAATAATGCAGGAAGTGCAGGACAAGATTTAAAGTATATTTGCGTCTCAATTTTCAGATAAGGTTAAAACAAAATGACTTCAATCATAAATGCCTCACCCTCTAATGGAATAACACAGACTGCTGATGGTTCAGGAGTAATGAAAGTTCAGAGTAATGGTGTTACTACTAATGCTTTGGCTTGGGTTAGTTTTGACGGATCAAATGGAACTAGGCGTTCATCGTATAACGTAACTTCAGTTACTCGCAATAGTACTGGTGATTACACGATTAATTTCACTAATGCGTTGTCTGACGCAAATTACTCTTGTGTGGGCTCTGCTGGAAGCACATTAAACAATGGAAATAGAACTGTTTTGGCGGCTTTTTATTTGCCAACTACAACATCTGTTTATATGACAACCATTATTTCAACAAACTCAACATCTATTGATGCAAATTTAACCACCGTAGCAATTTTCGGAAACTAAAGGAAAAATTATGTCAAAAGTAATCGTATATACAAACACAAACGGTGGAGTATCAGTCTGCGTACCCACAGGCGAACTACCAATTGAAACAGTCTTAACCAAAGATTGTCCAAGTGGTGCAATTATTGTAGAAGACTCAACCTTACCCCAAGGTGATGATGCTCTGTTCTTTGATTCTTGGACACTAAGCGGATCAACTGTAACGGTCGACATTACCAAAGCTAAAGAACAAGCAACAAAGCAATTAAACACAATGGCTTATGCTGAAGTACAACACAGAGCAAACAAAGCAGGAATTGGTCTTAGTAACGTGATGGCAGATTCTGACTGGACTACCGCACTCACAACGGCTAGATCAGCAATTACTGCATCTACAACAACTGCACAATTAGTTGCTGCGATTGCACCAATTCAATCAGCTATTACTGCTAACGCTTAAGGGGATACCATGAGCATTGTCTTAGACGGTTCAAATGTTAGTACGGTTGGAGTTCTTAATCTAGGGACTGCTCAAGCTAGTACTTCAGGAACTTCAATTACTTTTACAGGTATTCCATCTGGAACTAAGCGTATTATTTTAATGATGGCAAGTGTTACTACAAGTAGTTCTAGTTATTGGCAAGTTCAGTTAGGTTCTGGCTCTTTAGCTACTAGTGGATACAATAGCGGAATGACTTATGTTGTTAATGCAACTGCTTCTACTACTAATGCTTCTACTGGATTCTTAATAAATACTTCAACAAATAATACTACTTCTTATAGTGGACAAATAATTCTAAATTTAATTAATACAAATAAATGGGTTGGTTCTGTTATTCTTGCTCAAGATGCTTCAGCAAGAGCATTATATGGTGCGGGTTCAGTTTCTCTTTCTGGAATATTAGATAGAATTTCTTTAACTACCGTCAACGGTACAGATACATTCACCGCAGGAACTGTTAACATTCAATACGAGTAAATCATGGCAGACATAGACCCAAACATATTAAAGGACGCAGCAAAAGAGGCTTTAAAAGAATGGTTAAATGACCAGTTTGCTGCTTTTGGTAAGTTCACTTTAGGTGGATTAATGTCCGCAGCGTTTGCCGGTCTAGTCTATCTTTGGTTGGCCTCGCATGGTTGGGTCATTTCCAAGTAGGTGCAATCATAGACCCTTTTACTTTAGCAATGATGGCATTGGGGGCGGTAAAGTCAGGCGTTGCTTTCTATAAAGAGGCTAAATCAGTTGGCAAAGAAGCGGTTAATGTCATTACCGAAATTGCTGATGGCCTTGGTTCTTTCTTTGAACATCAAGAAAAGGCGGTTGAATATGCTAAAGAAATTGAGAAAAATCCGCCTAAAGGCAAAAGTCTTCAAGCCATTGCCCTTGACAACGTCCTTAGACGAAAAAGACTTGAACAAGCAGAATACGAACTCAAACAACAACTTATCTACGAAAGTCCCCCAGAATTAGCGGATTTGTGGACACAGTTTCAAGCCGAACGATCTAAGCTCTTAGCTGACAAAGACAAGTTTGAAAAAGCACAAAAAAAAAGGATCAGCAAGAGGCTCAGGATAATCAAAGAAAACGTGAGTTACTTCAATTCAGGGTTGCAATCTGTATTGCAGTTTTTGTCTTTACACTCATCTGTTTTAGTTTGATGTATTACATTCAACAAGATTATCAGGAAAGTCTCAAAGGTGACAAGGCGCACATTGAATTCAAGCGTAAGTTTCAATCTAATTCGGTTGAAATGGAGTGTTTAAAAATATTCAAGGAAACAGGTTATTTACCTAAATATTGTCCATGATCGGCATTAATCAAACCTCAGATTCAATTAGTGAATCATCCCTTGTCAAAGATGATAATACTGGGTGGTTAAATTCTAAATGGAGACCAATGATGGGTTGGATGTACATGATGGTCTGTGTTTGTGACTTTATTATTTTTCCTGTTTTCTGGTCACTTATTCAAGTGTACGGAAAAGGTAAAGTAGACGATCAATGGAATCCACTTACTTTACAAGGCGCAGGGTTTTTTCACTTAGCTATGGGTGCGGTGCTTGGAATAACCTCATTTGGTAGATCACAAGAAAAAATGACTGCAATGACTACACCGACAACAGTACCGAAATGATATACATTAAACTGATTTTTATCTTAATCATATCCTTGGTTTCTGGGGGCGCAGGATGGTACTTTGAACACCTTAGATATGATGCTTTAGAGTCTCAATTTCAGTCATTTCAAGATAAAGTAGCAAGTGAAGGCAAATTACAAGAGGTTAAAAATGAACAAGTTAAGTCTGAACAACAACTTATTTCAAAGACTGTATCGGCTAATTATGAGTCTAGGATTGCTCAGTTGCATCAGTATTATGGTGGGATGCTCATCAGTAAAGCCGGTTCCAGTAGCAGTTCAATGCCCTCGGTTTCCACTTCCCCCCCAAAACTTGATGCAAGACCCTCCGACATTGTCACTACTGAACAATGTGCGATAACAACCGAAATGTATATATCTTTAAGAGACTGGGTAAATCAACAAAGCGAGATTAAATAATGGAATATTCAAAAGAAGGTTTAAAACTGACTGAACGATTTGAAGGTTGTAGGCTAGAGGCTTATCCCGACCCTGGTACTGGCGGTGATCCTTGGACAATTGGTTATGGTCATACCGGCCCAGACGTATTTCCTACGCTTGTAATTACCCAAGAATACGCTGAAAAACTGCTCCTAGAGGACGTTCAAAAGGCAGTAGCTAACGTCAATGCTCACCTTAAGATAGAAGTCACACAAGAAGAATTTGACGCTTTAGTGGACTTTGCTTTTAATTGTGGATGCCGTAATTTAGATAATTCGACTTTACTTAAAAAAGTAAATGAGGGTGATCATGAGGGCGCAGCAGATGAGTTTCTAAAATGGGACAAAGCCGGAGGTCATGTTATGGCAGGACTGCTTAAGCGTAGACAAGCGGAGGCAGCGTTATTTTTATCGGATTTATCCAAATGAACGACATAGCTGATGACGCACACTATACCGAGGAATTACACAGGGAATCTGCTCTGAACGCAATCAGAAAAAGAGAAAAGGCGAAGTACACCGGATTTTGTTTAACTTGTAATGATTCTGCCCTACCCAATTCACAATTTTGCTCAAAAGATTGTCAGGAAGACCAAGAACTAATATTAAGAATTGGAAGAATCAGGGGTAAATAGCAAGCGCAACGGTCAATACTTTTACCAGGTAATCTCTAGTTTCTTGATCTTTGTCAAACTCCTCGGCATTTTTAGCTATGGCTTTGGTTATTTCTAAGTCCTTAACCAAATCCTTAAACTCGGTAGAGGTTATTTCACCATCATCATATTGAGATTGATACATTTCTGCCAATGCTTTTAGTTCGGATGGATTCATTTTTTAGCCTCCTTTAGTCCTGCTTTATAACCTTGTTCCCAAGTTTTGTAAGTGTTTTCAACGTAAGGCTTATCTTCTTTTAAAAAGTCTATTGCCTCCTGGACTTCTTTCCATTTATGGTGTGAAGATTTATCAAGAAAGTTTTGAATCTTATCTAAGGCTTTTTGTTTATCCATGAGGTTTACTTCCAACTACTTTCTGTATTGTTTCAGCATTTCTCTCAATTAAGTAAAGTTTAGCTTTGCAATATCCATTACTAGGGTTTTCACTGATATACAGTTCATTGACCAATTTTGCCAGGTCATTAACAAGTTTAATTGTTTGATCGTTATCTGGTTGGTATTCTACAAAATTACGCAACCTAATCGTTGTCAGATTAAGCCTAGAACGTGATTCTTTAGAACAGTCAAGAGTTTGTGCCTCAGTCCTTAGATCGTTGATTAGAGCGTATTCTGATGGGTCGTAGGTGGCCATATTTATTAATGAACAACCCGACAAAAATACAATCCAAAAGTATTTAGTCATCATCTTTATCCATGGCATCATTAATTAAATTTTGCTTTACTAATTCCAAGCATCCAATTACTGTTGACATATAAAGAGTCTCATCATAATTGTGAATTAGTTGTAGCATTTCATCAACAAGACTTTCAGCTAATCTACCTTGATTAAAATTCATTCTTGTCCCCTTGCTCTAATTTTGAACGCCATATTTTTTATATGCTCATCAGTAACTATGTTGTTGTAAACATAATCACACAATTTTGCGCACTCCTCAC